GCGATTATGCCCGAATCAGATACACCGCTTTGGCCAGAGTTTTGGAAGAAAGAGGAATTGCTTAGCGTCAAAGCCTCACTCCCAGTCTCAAAATGGAACGCCCAGTGGATGCAAAATCCAACCGCAGAAGAGGGTTCAATCGTCAAGCGTGAGTGGTGGAATAAATGGGAAAAGGATGTGCCGGCATACAGTTACGTCATCCAATCCTACGACACCGCGTTCAGCAAGAAAGAGACAGCCGACTACTCTGCAATTACGACATGGGCCGTTTTTGAGTACATGGACGTAGAACAAATTATATTGCTGGACGCGAAACGTATGCGCTTAGACTTCCCAGAGCTTAAAAAACTTGCTTGGGAAGAATATAAATATTGGGAACCAGATTGCGTTCTCATAGAAGCGAAAGCCTCTGGCACACCTCTCACGCAAGAACTACGTCGAATGGGCATTCCCGTAACCGCCTATACACCAAGCAGAGGTCAGGATAAGATTGCAAGGATGAATAGCGTTGCTCCGATTTTCGAGTCGGGCATGGTGTGGGCACCAGACGAAATTTTCGCTGAAGAGGTCATCGAAGAGATGGCTAGTTTTCCTTATGGCGATAACGATGACTATTGTGACTCAGCAACCATGGCTTTGATGCGGTTCAGACAAGGTGGTTTCCTCGCACTGGATGGAGACTACATTGAAGAGATTACTCCGATGCGTCGTGACAGGAAGGTGTATTACTGATGGCGATTGAGCGAAGAGAGCAGCAAGCGGGAACCGCAGACGATCCAGACATCATACCCATGGGTAATGAGGTTGAGGTAATTCCTGATCCTAGTCGAGAAGACCAAATTCGAGAAGCAGCGCAGATCCTTGTGCTGGAAGAGCAAATCCTTGTAGATGACGAAATAGACGCACCAATGAGTGTTGCGCCAGTTGGTGACTTCAACGAAAACCTTGTGGATCGTTTGGATCAAAGCGAATTGTCGAGCTTGTCCGGGGACGTGTTAGCGTCGATAAAAGCAGACATCGAATCTCGGTCGGAGTGGGAAAAGACTTTTACCGATGGTTTGAAATACCTCGGCATGAAGTTTGACGAGTCACGGTCAAACCCGTTTCAAGGCTCAACTGGCGTTATCCATCCGATTCTTGCTGAAGCGGTCACACAATTTCAGGCACAAGCCTACAAAGAACTGTTGCCAGCAAAAGGACCAGTAAAAACTGAAATCGTCGGCACTCGCAACGCAGAGGTCGAAGCGCAAGCAGAGCGCGTTCAAGACTTCATGAACTACTACATCATGAACGTCATGCAAGAGTACGATCCTGAACTCGACATGCTGTTGTTTTATTTACCGTTGGCTGGTAGTGCTTTCAAGAAGGTTTACTTTGACACCGCAGCCAGCAAGGCCATGAGTAAGTTCATCGAGCCACAAGACCTTGTGGTGCCTTACGAAGCCACTGACCTGTTCAGCGCAGAGCGTGTGACGCACGTTCTTAGTATGTCAAAGAACGAAATCCGAAAGCAGCAGCTCAGCGGATTTTATGCCGATATTGAGCTGAAAGGCGGTGCTTACCATCTTTCTCGTGATGAGATCGAGGAAGAGATCGACGAAATTGAGGGTCAATCACCGGGCTATGCGGAAGATAGAGACCGCACCGTTTATGAGGTCCACACCATATTGGATATACCGGGATATGAGGACATAGGTCCAGACGGTCAGCCAACTGGTCTGAAGCTGCCTTACATCGTAACGATAGATGAGCCAAGCCAGCAGGTCTTGTCCATCCGCAGAAACTACATTGAGCAAGACCCTCTCAAGCAGAAGATAAATTACTTTGTTCAGTATAAATTTTTGCCCGGCTTGGGTTTTTATGGATTGGGTTTGTCGCACATGATTGGCGGGTTGGCCAAGGCGAGCACAAGCATCCTACGGCAGCTTATCGACGCTGGTACGCTCGCGAATCTACCTGCCGGGTTCAAAGCGAGAGGTATGAGAATCCGCGACGAGGACGATCCACTGCAACCGGGCGAGTTCCGCGATATTGATACGACGGGAGCCTCACTCAGAGAAAACCTCATACCGTTGCCAATCAAAGAGCCAAGCAATGTGCTCATGAGCCTGCTTGGGTTACTGGTGGAATCCGGCAAACGTTTCGCATCGATTGCTGATATGAACGTTGGCGATATGAATCAGGCCATGCCTGTAGGCACCACTGTCGCGCTGTTAGAGCGCGGTACAAAAGTGATGTCGGCTATCCACAAACGACTGCATTACAGTCAGAGAGTGGAGTTCCAGTTACTAGCAAAAGTCTTTGCGGACTTCTTGCCGCCAATCTACCCCTATCAGACTGGCAGCGGTCCTCAAGAGATTAAGGGCCAAGACTTTGATGGGCGTGTAGACATCATTCCTGTCTCAGACCCCAACATCTTCAGCCAGAGCCAACGGATCACGATGGCACAAGAGCTGTTAACGATGGTGCAATCGAACCCAGAAATTCATGGGCCTACTGGTATCTATGAAGCATACAGGCGCATGTACGCGGCCTTGGGCGTAGACGACATCGATTCATTGTTACAGCCGCCGCAGGAACCGCCACCCCCGATGCCGATTGACGCAGGGCTGGAAAATAATGGGTTTATGATGGGTCAACCCGCGATGGCTTTTGAGGCACAAAACCATCAAGCGCACATTGACGCACACCGCTCATTATTTTTGACAGATGTGGTGAAGACTAACCCCCAACTGCAGGGGTTGATAATCGGCCACATGATGCAGCATTTACAGTTCCTCGCTGCTCAACTTGCCCAAGAGCAGGTGCCACCAGAAGTCACTCAACAGATGGAACAAATCAACCAAGCTATGCAGAGCGGTCAAATGCCTCCTGATCAAGCGCAAATGGCTATGCAAGAACTTCAAATGATTGTGGAGCAGTTTTCCGCGCCGATACTGGCGCAACTAACGCAAGAATTGCTTATCTCAATCGGTCAAGGCAATGAAGAAGATCCTCTGGTACAGATACGACAGCAAGAGTTGGATTTGCGTGGCGCTGAGCTTGCGGCGGAGCAGAATCAATTTGAGGAAAAACAAGAGTCGCGAAGACGTGAGAAACTACTCGAAGCAGAAATCGCGAAGCAAAGAATAAATACGTCGAAAGAGGTTGCCGACGATAAATTGGACCTCGCTTTACAAAGATTGCAACAACAAGCAAATCTCAAGCTGACTGAGTTGCAAACAAAATTCGGAGGAAGCCGATGACGACAAGCTACAAAATTAAGTTACAAGAAGAGTTGAAGGCAATGAAACGCTTGGAGCGTGCTGCCGAGCGAGCCGCAGCGGAGGCTGCAGAGATGGAAGCGCAAGCAAAAAAAGCTGCGACTGACGCGCGCATCGCGGAAAAGCTGGCCCGTCTGTCAGGTGATGCTCCTGTTGAGCAGGTCGCTGAGCCAGAACCAGCGCCCGTGGAAGAGCCGCCGGTAGAAGAAAAACCAAAAAAGAAGACCGCAGCGAAAAAAACGCCTGCTAAAAAAGCCACAACGAAGAGGACAAAAAAATGACCATCAAAGATATGAGCAGAGTCGAAAAGGTAGACTCGCCAACGAAAACCATCAAAACAACACCTACGACACCGGAGCTTGTACGACGCACCGTTGGCGGGTCATTTCGCGTGATCAAAGCGCGGGGCCAAGGCGCTGCTACTCGTGGTTTTGACTTCCATGAGCGCGATTGATGGATGACATAACACTTGCAGAAAAAATAAAGCGAGTGATCGAGGACCGACAAAGCTTGATTCAAACAACGATGATGGACGGTATGTTAAAAGATATTGAGCATTACAGATCGTTGCAAGGAGAGCTAACTGCGTTAAACTTGATACAGCAAGAAGTTTCTCAGTATTTCAAGGATAACAAAGTATGAGCGAAGTGAATTTGGGCAGCGTATACGTCGATTCGAGTGATCGAGTGTTAGATCCCAAATTAATCGATNTGTCGATTATGGATCGAATGCCCAAGCCGTCCGGTTGGAGGATGCTAGTGTTGCCGTACAAAGGCCGCATGACATCTAANGGCGGTATNGCTCTCACCAAAGAAACAATAGACCGAGAAGCNTTAGCAACTGTTGTAGCTTACGTCCTAAAAATGGGGCCGCTTTGCTACAATGACAAAGAAAAGTATGGGCCAGAGCCGTGGTGCGCTGAAAAACAGTGGGTGCTGATTGGCCGATACTCAGGAAGCCGAATGAAACTCGAAGGCGGTGAAGAGATCCGACTCATCAATGATGATGAAGTGATTGCCACCATTGAAGACCCCGACGACATTGTGAGCTTTTTATGATTGAGAATACAGCCCAAGACCAAGAACAGGCAGAGCCTGAGTTACAGATCGAGGTCACTGAAGACCCGGTAGAGGAGCAGTCGGCTTCGGTCAGTAGCGATGATGAATTAGATACCTACACCAAAGGTGTTTCAAAGCGCATCAACAAACTGAACGCACAAACTCGTGCAGCGGAACAGCGCGCAGAGCAGTACGAGCGTTTAGCCCTGCAAAAAGATCAAGAACTCCAACAATATCGACAGCTTGCACAGCAGCAGCAATCGACTGTGCTAGAAAAGGAAGAAGAGGCGCTTAAATCGAAAGAGGCGCAGGTTGATGACATTTATCGGAAGGCAGTCGCTGCCGGCGACCCTGACCTGATGTCGAAAGCGGATTCGCTGAAAAACGACATCGCGATTCAGAAAGAAAAGTTGCGCGTTGCCAAGACTCGTCAAGCGGCCGAGCAACCCGTTCAGTCGCAGGGTCAGGAAAACTACCAAACCTATCAACCAGAGCAAGCATCTCAACAAGCCGCTGCTCCAGATCCTACTCCAGAAGCAAAAGACTGGCACTCGAAAAACCCGTGGTATGGAGACCAGTCAGACGAAGAAAATTTGCAGGCTACTCAATTCGCGTATTTCACGCATTACAACTTGATCAATGAGGGCTATGAACCAGATTCTGAAGACTACTATCAGGCACTGGATTCGAGAGTCCGCAAGGTTTACCCTAATCTAAGTGTTGGCGAGGAAGCCGATACGGAGAACGTCGAACAAAATACGAAGCAACCCCCCGTGCAAAGAGTTGCTTCGACCACCGCTGGTGGACGACAACAAACACGAGGCAATTCGGACGGTGTTAAGTTCACAAAAAGCGAACTCGAAAGACTCCGAGGTCTGAAGCCGCATAACATGACTGAGGAGCGTTGGCTCCAAGTGGTGGCGAAAGAAAAGCAAAAAGTTGCAAACAGGAGTTCAACGTAATGGCAGAAAGTAAACAAAACACTCGTTCATCGCGTGAGGCCGGAGCGCACGATAAAGAAGCTCGGCGACGACCATGGCAACCAGTGCGAAAACTCGATACGCCGCCTCCTCCGCCGGGTTATACCTATCGGTGGATACGCGAATCGATGCTTGGGACGGAGGACAGATCAAATGTCAGCCGTCGTGTTCGAGAAGGTTGGGAGCTTGTAAGAGCAACTGATCTACCGCCTGAATGGCAGGACACCGTTCCCACGATGGACAGGGACGGCAGGCACGCAGGAGTTGTTTATAACGAAGGGTTGTTGCTCGCGAAGATACCTAACGAAACGGTAGAAGAGCGTAACGAATATTATTCGGACAAAACGCAAGAGGCCAAGGAAGCGTTGGACAATACAATGTTTAACGAAACTCGTGGCGACAGCCGGTACGTTAAGTACGATCCGCAGAGGGACAGCCGAGTAACTTTTGGCAAAACTTAGGAGAACCTAAAAATGGCTAACAAAGATGCCGCTTTCGGTTTGAAGCCCTCCCGAATGATGGGTGGCGCTCCATATAGTGGTGGTCAATCTCGTTATCGAATCGCCAACAACCAGTCAGGTGCAATTTTCCAAGGTGACTTGGTAAAGCAGTTGACTGCTGGCGTCGTAGGACGAGCTGCTGCCTCATCGACTGTCCCAGTAATTGGGGTGTTCAATGGAGTTCAATACACTGACCCGACTACGGGTGAGCAAGTATTCAAAAATTATTATCCCGGCTCAATCGCCGCTGCAGACATCATCGCTTTTGTAATCGATGACCCTGACGTGGTTTTTGAGGTTCAGGCTGACGATACATTCCCCGTAGCAGATTTGTTCGGGAATTTTGATATTGTCGACCAGTCCACCACGGGCGATACCGCTTCTGGCAGATCAAATGCAGAGCTGGACGTGACAACGGGTGCTACTACCACCACGTTGCCGCTCAAGGCTATTGATATCAGCCAAGATCCCGATAACTCAGACGTTGCAAGTGCCAACACCAATGTAATGGTTGTGATTCAGAACCATATCATGGGTGTCAAAGGCGCTGGCTTGGCATAAGGAGGCTAGGTAATGGCAATTTCACGCGCACAATTAGCGAAAGAATTGGAACCCGGCTTAAACGCATTGTTTGGGATGAGTTACGATTCTTACGACCGCGAGTACGAAGAAATCTTCGCGATGGAAGACTCTCAGCGCGCCTTCGAGGAAGAGGTGCTGATTACGGGTTTCGGTTCAGCGCCCGTGAAGACAGAGGGGCAAGGCGTAGTCTTTGACAACGCTTCAGAGTCATTCTCTGCTCGTTATACTCACGACACCATTGCGTTGGCGTTTGCGCTCACCGATGAAGCGGTGGAAGATAACCTTTACGACAGCTTAGGTAAGCGGTATGTGAAGGCTTTGGCCCGATCTATGGCTAACACTAAAGAGGTCAAAGGTGCAGACGTACTCAACAACGCTTTCAGCAGCTCGTTTACTGGCGGTGACGGGGTATCGTTGATCAACACAGCACACCCGCTTGCGGGTGGTGGCACAGCGGCCAACCGCGCAACCACGATGGCTGACCTTAATGAAACGTCTTTGGAAGACGCACTGATTGACATCAGCACGTTCACCGACGACAAGGGTCTGACCATCTCGGTACAAGCGACTAAGCTTGTCGTACCGCCNCAGTTGGTATTCGTTGCAGACCGTATCCTGAACTCGACTTTGCGTTCTGGTACTGCTGATAACGACATCAACGCGATCCGCAACACTGGCGTACTGCCCGGCGGCTACACGGTCAATCATTATCTGACTGATCCTGATGCGTTCTTCATTTTGACAACCGTCACCGATGCTGGTGAAGGTCTCAAGATGTTCCAACGCACCGCCATGGAAACCAGCATGGAGCCGGACTTCACGACTGGCAACATCCGATACAAGGCTCGTGAGCGTTACAGCTTCGGGTTTTCGGACTGGCGAGGCATCTACGGCTCACAAGGCGCGTAGACACCAAGCAAGAAAAAGGGGGCTTTATGCCCCCTTTTTTTGTGCCTGCGATTAACCTAAACTGAAAGAGTCAAATGGTAATCAGATAGGCTGATTACTGGTTCAACAAGGAGAACTGTTATGACAACTCATTTCACTAGTGGGGTGACCAACGTAGCTGGCAGCAGCACGCTGGGCAAACTCAAGATGCCTGCCCCATCCAAATATCACGTTTACCACAACGACTTTGACACTTATTTGGCAAGCGACTGGACAATCACCACAACAGAGGGTGGATCTGGCAACGCTTCNGAGGCGTTGGGTGACGGAGATGGTGGACTTTTGGTCATCACAAACGACGATGCGGATAACGATAACGACTTCCTGCAGCTTGTCAAAGAAGGCTTCAAATTCGAGTCAGGTAAGCAACTCGCGTTCAACGCCAGATTCAAGACTTCAGACGCTGATGCCAGTGATGTAGTGATTGGCTTGCAAATCACCGACACGTCTCCGCTAGACGTAAGCGATGGCGTTTTCTTTTTATTGACTGATGGCAGCACGACTTTGCAGTTCATCGTGGAGAAGGACGGCACGCAATCGACTTTGAACTTGCCTACAGTCATGGCTGATGACACGTTCATGACCGTTGGCTTCGTATTTGATCCAAAAGATCAGTTGTTCCATGTCTTTCAGAACAATGCAGAGGTCGGCACTGTTGTTTCGACTAACGCGCCGGACGACGAAGACCTGACTGTGAGCTTTGGCATTCAGAATGGCGCAGCAGCGGCGAAGGTCATGACCGTTGACTACATCACTGCGATGAAAGAGCGCACCGCCTCAACTGAATTATAGGGGGTGAATTATGGCTGATGCTGTAACGAGCCAAACTATTCAAGACGGCGAGCGAATCGCTGTCTTGAAGTTCACCAACGCCAGCGACGGTACAGGTGAATCGGCAGTAAAAAAGGTTGACGTGTCTGCCTTGAATAGCAACGCGCGCGGAGTTGCCTGCTCTGGCGTCCAAATCAATCGTATTTGGTGGCAGTGTACGGGCATGTCCGTCAAAATTGAGTTTGACGCGACCAGTAACGTGTTGGCAATCGGGCTGAGTGAGGACTCGAACGGTTATCACGACTACGGTGATTTTTCTGGCATACCCAATAACTCCGGCAGCGGTAAAACGGGTGATCTGGATTTCACGACGGTCGGCCACTCAAGCGGTGACACATATATGATCATTTTAGAACTGATAAAGTCTTATGGCTGATACTTCTGACGTGAAACGCACAAAATCGGGACGACTCATTTACCGAGGTGAGTCGTTCCCCGCTTACAACCAACAAAAACGAACGCCGGGCAAAAACAAAAAATTTGCTGTGTTGGCAAAAAAAGGCGATCAAGTCAAAATTGTGCGTTATGGCGACCCCAAAATGTCAATCAAAAAAGACCAACCAGATCGACGCAAATCTTTTCGCGCTCGCCACAATTGCGATGCGGTAGAAAAGAAAAAAGACGTTTTTGCGGCATCGTATTGGTCGTGTAAAAACTGGTGATGTAAATGGCTGAATCAGAACTAGACAGAGCAGCAGCAGAGTACGCAAGTCAAGCATCCCCTTTTGCTGGGCTACAAGATTTTCTGCTGAATCGTCCAGTTTTTGACCGAGGCGCAGGTCCAACGCCCACGACGCCTACTTTGCGGACTTTGGATTTTGCAGACGACGCTGCACAAAACCAAGCCGCTAATTTCAGGCAGCTACTCCAAGAGCAAGAAACCGCTCAGCAAGAACAAAGAGAGTCTGCTTTGCAGTCTTTGCGCGAAGCTTTGCAGGCAGAAACGTCGACCGCTCAAGAGGCAGAAACGGCAGAACGATCTCGCGTTGTAAAGGCACTAGAAGATCGTCTAGCTGGCGTAAAAGAGTCAATCGCCACAGAGTCTGAGGCTTTGCGCGAGCAAGGGCTGCAGGAGCGTGCAGACATTCGCGCCCAGCAACAGACTGTGGTCGATCAGCTTCAACAGAATATCGACACAGCTAAGGAAGAGCTGGCAGCGTCACAACAACAGGTCGCTGAGGCGCAAACCGCTGCGATTGGTGATCTTGAGGACCGCCAAGGGTCGATCATTGGCGATCTCACAACCCGCATCTCAGGCTTAAACGATGATCTCGGAACAATACAGTCTGAGATCAGAGCAGACCTCGCAGAGCAACAGGCAACGCTGTCAGACGACCAGAAAGCTAGTGCCGATCTTTTGCAGCAACGTATTGACTCCCTCAACAATGACTTGAGCGCAGTTGGCGAATCGGTACAGACTGAAACCGCAGCACAAACTGAGCTGTTGCGGGGAGAGCGTGAACAGTTGGTCTCGCAGTTGGAGAGCCAAATTGGCTCGCTGAAAGATCAGGTCGGCGCTCTACCGCTAGACGAAATACAAAGCCGTATCGACGACATCACCAGTCAAAGCCAAGATTTTGTACAAACGGCCACAACAGAGCGAGCGGAGCTGGCTCAACAGATTGCGGCACTTGAGGCGGCAGGCGTCACACAACAAGATTTGGAAGCCGCTTTGCAGGGTCGAGCTACCGCTGAAGATTTAGAAAGCTTGAGAGGTGACTATCAGGCGACTGGCCGCTTGGTCGAAGAGGCGTTGCAGACAGGACAAAGACAGCGAGAAGGTTTGCAAGAAAGAGTGCAAGCACTGCAAGCAGCCCAGCTTGATCCGGCTTCCATACAGCAACAACGGGCCACAGACATTCAAGCCGCAGTCGATCCGATCTCGCAGCAAATCGAGACTTTGCAGGGTCAAATACCACAGCAGATTGACGTTGAGGCTTTGAGAAAACAAATCACTGACGAAATTATGGGTCAGATGCCCACTGCACCTACGGTTGCCCCAAATGTTTCAGCGGGTGTCGGCGCTGGCGGAGTGCCATACACTGGCGGGAGCACGGGTGTAAATGTGTCGGACGGTATGGCTGACCAAACTGGCCTTATAGCGGGCGGTAGTGTGCAAGACCAAATCGATTTTGCCGACAATTACCAAGGCAGAGGCGGCACGAGACCTGTCGCGCCTGTGGCGGCTCCACCAGTTGCTGTTGCACCGCCGCCACAAATCGCTGCAACGACACCAGCGCCAGCCGTCCCACCAGCGGTGGAGGGTATCGCTGGCATTCCACAACAAAATCTGTTCGACCCGATGTCTTTACGGTTCCCCAACATGAGAATGAGGTGATGGCAAAAGAAAAAAT